ACACAAACACAAAGTCAGGGCAATCACATTTTGCGAACAAACATGTCGATATCTAGGTACAATCCGTTCAAGAAAAGCGTCATCTTGACTGATGACTTATCTGAGAGAGCAGCTGAGAAGTTTGAGAAGAAGAACAAGCGGAAGCTTGCTCTTAAAAACAGACCTCTCACCAAAGGAAGAATGACTATTGATGCTGCTGCTACTGTTCTCGGATTGGAACCGTTTAGCTTTGCTGATGTGAGAGCAAACAGCTATGACATGTTTGTTGCCAAACAAGATTATTCTGTTTGTGCGAATAGGAGGACTCACTTCACCATTGACTCTTCCCCTCTCTTCTTCCGAAAGCCCTTGCAAACTTTTCCGTTCTTCAGAATTGCAACTTTTGCTGTCATATGGCTCGGAATCAAAGGTAGAGCCAACGGGACTGTCACTTTCAGGATAATAGACAGATCTTACACTGATCCTGAGAGGCAGGTTGAAGTGGAGATTTGCTATCCCATGGCTAAGACATTCGCAGTGCTTGGTTCTCTACCAAACTTCATGTCATACGAAGATGCAGATAAGATGCAGGTAGAAATTGTGATCAAAGATGATTCAGTTCAGAACTGCATCATCTCTAGATCCCTATGGTTCTGGGGAATTGAGAGGACAGATTTTCCCGTGCCTATGGAATCCCAGAAAACTGTGATGTTCGAATTTGAACCATTACCTGATAGGACTGTAAATCACTTGAGCAAGTTCAAGAACTTCACTACGGATGTGGTCCAGCGTGCAGTTACTACTGCTTTCACCACCAGGGAAGCACTAGAAGACAAGCCTGGTATAGAATTTGGAGTAGTGAAGCAGCCTGGCGTCCCACTGGTGCAAAAGAAAAGGGTAATGATTGAGGCCTGAGACATAAAAACCTAAGGTTTGGTCTGTCTAGATTTGTACGCTTTGAAAGACTAAGTCTTCGTCCCCATCTATTAGAGCAACGGGAGTAGTCAGCATGCTATGCATGTTTGTTAGATGTTTGTCTTTAATTTTAAAGGGTGCTAAGCACCCCATCCGGAGACATACTCGGATGAGGTGAATAGCACCAGTTTTTGGTTTTAGGACAATGCTTTGAATGCCTACTTTATGGTTTTCTTATGTTTTTTTCACACTGTTGTGTCTTTGTATTTGATTTCAGTTGTTGGACTGTGTCGAGATATAGGTAGCAGATGCATCGCTTCATCAAGGGTTGCATTATTTATGAACTAAGTGAGTTGCAGTTCTCTTGATGCTGAAGTATGAGAATTTCTGATACTTAGTTTTTTCTTATTTTTTCTCTTCCTTTTTCTTTCCTTTTTTCTTTTTTTCTTTTTTTCTTTCTCTCTTTTTTTCATCTCCATCCTGTTAGTTTGGTTAGTTCATATTATAGAATTTGTCCGATAATAATCATTTGTGTAGTATTTGCTGAAGCAGGATTGAGTAATATGCTGGCATCTTTTTCCAGACAGCTTCATAGATCTCTGTGTCACCTCCTTCTGCTTTTGCCAAGTCAACGATAGTCTCGCATAGAGTCTTGATCTGGTCCTTGGACATCCTGTTGTTGTGCTTCAAGAAATTCATGGTGATCCAGTCACCCAGCCTCTCTTGTAATATGTCAAAAAGCTTTCCAAGGTCAATAGTGTTGTTAGACTCATCGGTTCCTAAGAGGTGTTCCAGGAATGACTCACTTATTCCAGGCATGTGCTTGTGAACAGATGTGAAGTCCGGATCAGTTTCAATTGGGTGGTGGTAAGCAACATAGATGAAACCACACAGGATCAGCTTCTTGTTTTCCTCAGTGACTTTATCTGGATTCTTGAGGTCTGGAAGAGTTATATTGTCACTAACTTTGTTTGGGAGTATGTCATATAAACGTCTATAGTTCAATCCTTCAATAGGCCCTACGGACACATCAGTCTTGAGAAAGTCCATCTGTGCTTACTATCAGAATATTTAGATTATGGTTTTATGCCCTGGACTTTGTGT